CCTCCAACAAGACCTTCTCCCAGTGGAACGAGGTCTTTGCCGACGTCACCATCGCCTCCGCCATCCTGGACCGCGTCCTGCATCACTGCACTGTCATTAACATCAAGGGCGAGTCTTACCGCCTGAAAGAACGCAAGGAATTTATGCGCCAGAAGCAGCAAATCGTGAACACTCTTTTTGAGCAAGGAAACGCTTGATTTTGTCCCCCCTTACCGCCGAAAAACTACAAAATTTCTTCGGCGTTTTCTTACAATTTCAAATTGGCGTTGACAGCCGCCTGTGCTCCATCTGGGATACCGTTGAACCAGTCCATGAAAGCGGTTGCCATTTCGGTCAATGTGGTCAAGAATGGTTGGATACTTTCCGCAAGTTGGGACATGCTCTCCTGAAAACGAAGGTTTGCCTCCCGGCTCTCCATGATAGCCTCGTTGTTTTCACGGAAAACGTCGCCTGTCTCCCCGTAGATTATCCCCAGGTTGTTCATGATAAGCTCAGCCCGTTTCCCTTCGTCACTCAGGAGGGAAAGACTGTCATTGAATGCGTCCTCACTCTCACCCGCCCAATTCAGGGCATCCGCTAAAACACCTGTAACCTTGCCAGTTTTGGCGGTCTCGTTGGCCGCCTCAATCAGGCCCTCAATGGGCAGGGCGTCGCCGAAGGCGCCATACACACCTGCGGCAATCCGTGTCCATTTTTCCACATCCTCTGTATTTCTGGCCAGTGAGGCCAGAAGCTGGGAGGCTTCCGTCGCTGTGTCAATATCGCCCAGGATTTTGTAGAAATCGGTAAAGGCTTGGTTTGCAGTTTCAGCATTAAATCCCGCCGCCTCAAAGGCGGTATTCAGTTTGCCTTGCGCAACCCGGTACTCCTCTGTTGCGTCATTTAAACCCAACACCCACTGGACCAGGTCGCCGATTTTGCTGACCAGAAATTCCGCAGCGTCAGCGGCAAGCTTACCGGCCACCACTCCGCCCGCAATGCTGCTTGACAGAGAATCAATGCTCCCTGAGCTGTTTCCCGCAGATTCCCCCAGAGAATCAATTTTTTCGGAATAATCGCTAACTGAATCGCTAGCTTCATCCAGACTGTCGGCTAGGTCCTCATAGGCTGTTGCGTCTCTGTCCGCAATGTCGGCGGCCTTGGAGCGCTCCAGTTCGTCGTTTAGCTCTCTGGCACTCCGCTGGGCATCGTCCAGGGCATTGTTGACCCCATCAAGCGCACTTTCTGCAGCTCTGGAATCCTGCGCCATATTATCCAGGCTGTCGGCAACAGAATCCGCGCTGACCCCATTCCGCTCCAGCTCCCTGGTAACATCAGCCAAAGCGTCGGCGGATTGTTTGGCCTCCCCCTTCGCCTTTTCCAGGGCCTGGGCAAGGACTTGGTACATTGCGGCATCCTTTTTCTCCATCCCGGCTTCTTTAGCCTGTTCCATCGCCTTGCTAAGGTCGGAAACTTCCTTCTCCGCCTCCGCAACCGCTTTTGTCAAAAGCTTCTGCTTTTCAATCAGAAGGTCGGTATTCTTGGGGTCCAATTTCAAGGCGTCGTTGACGCTTTTTAAGGAATTTGCCGTTTTTTTAGCTTCATCCTGAATGGTTTTATAGCCTTTTTGAATGTCGTTTTTAGAGAATTCAACACCAATTTTTACAGTACCGTCGTTTGCCATCGTTATACCTCCGCCGGGTTATTGGTTCAACTTTGCCAGTTCCACAGCCTTTTTCATGTCAGGGTTATTCAGAACACCTTGCAGCATTTCAAGGGAAGGGGCGGCATAAACATTCACAATGTCCATGCAGGCTTTCAGAATCATGTTGACATCCGCCGTCTCCAGGTCCGGGAAAGCACCAGGGGCCATCTCCTCCACAAACCTGTATTGGCCCTCCATTACCTCCCGGCGGGTGATCTCACCAGTTTTGCACCGTTTGCCCAGGGCGGCCAGCCTCGACATTTTTTCATCTACTGCAATTGTACGAACAGGCAGTGTGTACTCCTTGCCGTTGATCTTCACTTTGTAATCCATCTTGTAAAATCCTTTCTTATTTTTTTCTTAAATAGTTCTCAATGTCTCTGCACAGGTCGCCCTTGTGCGCCGCCATCGCCGCCACTTCCCAATGGGAGGTTGCTAATGGGTGCTTATCTGTGCTGTACTTTATCCCTTTCCCTTCCCATTGGCGTCGTGCATATGGCTGTTTGTAATGGACGCACTCCGGTGTAATGTCCACGGTTTGGTCCAAAGCCCCGCTGTCCATGGGCACATAGTTGGAGCAATACGCATGGAGCCGGGTGTGAGCGTGGGTCATGACTCCATCTCCGAATATGCGCTGGAATGTTTTTTGGGCATTATTGAGCTTTATCTCTTTGATAACAAGTTTCATGTATCCTCCGATTCATATTTAAGCCCCGAAGTAAACAGGTCTGGCAAAACTCCATGCCCTTTTCCTTCAAATCTCTCTGCTTCACGATACCTGTCACTCCTCCAAAACTTAATGCACTCGCCAATGGACATATATTCTTTGTGCCCGTCTTTGAAGGTCACGGTAACTTTACTGATTTTTGACTTCTCCGCTTTCGCCTGGAGTTGGGCCAGCTTCGAAAGAATAGACATTTCACACCTCCACATAATCAGCTATGAAGCGTTCTAAATCTTCCATGCTCAAATTAAGACCATCTGTCCCGTCTAGGGGGTCAGCCCGGTTAAACTCAGCCAATAGCGCCGCTTTCTCCAGGCTGTCCATTTTAGAAAGCCTCTGCCCCATGTTGTACAAGCTCCGGGACAGTTCGTCCACGGGGTATTCCTGCTCCATCCGCTTCCGCTCTATGGCTTCAGCCAGCGCCGCAAGCCGGGAGTCAATACTTGCCATCGCGTCCTCCTTCCATCGCCGTCTCCAACTCTTGCAGCCGGTTCAAAATGTCCGTTGTCTCGATCAGCTTCAAGCCGTGGGACAAGATAGCACGGGCCGCAGATATGCGGGCCTGGGCGTCCTCTTCCCTGTCCTCCACGATCTCACGCAGGGTGGACATGGCCGGAGATATGGCCTGCTGGGCTTGCCGGGTGGCGTCCTCGACCATGTTCCCAAATGCGTCCCGGTACGCTGCCTGAAACTCTGGGTCTGCCAAATAGTCTCTAAGTGTGCGGGGGGCAATACCCGCCGCCTTTGCCGCCGCCGCCTTGCTGGGGGATGTCAGAAGCGCCGCAAGCGCCTTTTGCTGTCTCGGTGTCATTGTTTACCTCCTCTCCGCTTTTCGCCGTTTTCTGCCGGTCATAGAGTACAAGCCAGTGGTCAAGCTCCATCGTCACCCGCCACCGCTGCCGATTTCCTCTATGGAAAACCGTGGGGAGACCATCCCCGAAAAACTCAGCGTCCTTTGCCGCCTGGGCCAGCGCCGCCGACAGGTCCACACCCTCCCGGCGTTTCAGCTCGCAGTGGACGCCGGGCAACCCTACCAGGTCGGGCTCCCGCCCGAAACTCATAGGCTCACCTGGCCGCACATCATAGCCACGTTCTCGGAGAAGTCCGGCAAGCTCGATTTCTGCCCGCCGCCCTTTTGCCTGTGATCTTTTACCCGTATGTATCAACTCCTTTTTTCAATCTGCTACCCTATGGACAGAATGGACTAAATGGACAATATTCAAGCTGTTCGGGTATTCTGTCCATTGTGTCCATTCTGTCCATTGTGTCCACGGGCCAGAGGATTTACATTTATTTTTGGGCTTGCCTTGCGCCCGGCTCCTTCCGGAGCAGCGCCCGGATAAACCGGAGAATCAGGTCAAGTTCCCGATTACCAGCTCTATCCAGTAGTTCAATGATTTCCAACCTCATGCTGTTCCTCCTCCCTGGCCAATACCTTGAGAACATATAAGATTCCCCGTAGGTCACGATCACTGAGCTTGTCTAACAGTCTGATGATCTCCGCCCTCATACCTCGTCCTCCTCTCTGAGTATTTCAGGCTCCTCCGACAGCAGCACCGTCAGGGCGTTTAAAACCTTCTCCGGGTGCTTACAGCGGGCCAGCTCCTGGGCCACCCTCCACACGTTTGGGCATTTGTCCTTCATACTGCCGCCACCTCCATCCATACCTTTGCCGCTGTCAGAAATTGGTGGTGGCCCGGGAACTGGGCAATCAATTCGTCCACAACCTGGATGTCCTCCGGTCCCGCCTCATTGATGATCGGAAGCCATTCCGCCGTGATCTCCCTCTCCACCTCAGACAAAGGACGGTTGATTAGCTGCTCCTGGTAGGCCATGAACTCCTCCATGGTGGCGGGAAATGTAAATGGTATCATACTATGACCTCCTCGAGTGCCCTCCGGCGGCACCGGATACCCCACCGAATAAGCGTGGAAATCATTTCGTGGTACAAATCCGGCTCCAGGGTGTTGCGGAGTTCCTGCTTCCAGAAACGTACACGGTCGCCCCACTCTCCAGCCTTTGGGGCAAATGTAAGCTCATGCTGGGTCTTCTCTGGTAAGTTATCGAAAACATCCCGGAGCGGCTGCCACTTTGGACCGTAGAACAAACAGCCCTCCATAGTAAATCCCCAGTATCCAAAGCGGACAGCTGGAACGGTATACACTGGCTTAACCTGGTGGACGCCACTGGCTCCGGTCTTCCGGGCCTTGCGGACCTCTCCGGTCAATCTGACCGCCGTTGCAATATCTTGCAGAATCTTCATTTGACTTTTTCCTCCGTTTCGTTCATAATGGAGGCGGAAACAGCCTTGTCAATCTGTTCCGCCCTGCCGTCCCGGGTGTTCGCTGCACCCTGGGCGGCTCTTTTTACTACGCTGGCAATCTCGGCGACGACCTCCCGGTCGGTCTTTCCCGTGAAGCGTTCCGGGAAGGTCTCACGGGCCTCGGCACAGACTTGGTGCGTGAGACAGTCGCAGTTGGGGCAGGTGCGGTAATAGCTCATTTGTTTCTCCTTCCATTTTCTGGGGGTTAGGTCTGGTTAGGCCTAAATACATACTTTCGCATAAGTAAAGCAGAGTATAAAAGCGATAGTGATATATAAAAAAGTTCTGTTTTCAGGGCTAACCTGCCCTAACCCAAATTGCTAACCCCTTGTGGCACAAGGACTTCCGTAGATACCTGCAAGGTCCAGTCGTAACCCAATATAGGTCTTTTTGTTCTTCGGTCTTGTGTTTTGATAGCCAGCCTTGTCCATCGCCTCGGCAAAATCGCTTTCTCGGCGGGTATATTCGCCTGTGTCCTGTGCCCATGTTTTGTATTCGGTGTAGAGCTCACGGGCACCCACTCGGGCGTTTGGCTCCCTGATACACCGCTCAGAAATGAAGCGTTCCAGCCAGTTTTCCCGACTCCGGTACTCCTCGGTAGCCATAGCGACAGCGTCAGGGAATGTGAGTTTAAAGCCGCTCAGGGTGAAGTCCACGGCTCCCTGGATGATCCAGGACAGGACAGCAGGCCCGGCCT